AACTGATAAACTTTCATCATGGTCTTGTAACTGCAATCAATAGTGGTATAATCATAACTAAAGATGACCATACACCAACATTAAATAACCACCAAGTCGTGGTAAGTGTAAACACACCCATCCAAAACTCATTCTTATTCAATATTTTTTTAATCTTCTTCATAAATAAATTTTTCATTACAATACATACAAATCTTTTCGTTAGTATCGTCCATTATATAATAAACTCTTGGGTGCTCACCATCTTCTGGACCATCACAATAAAATTCTTTTTTGTTTACTTTAATCATCCCAATCTTCTAATGGGTCTAAATCATCATAAATATCTTCTATTTCGAAATCTGGATCTGGTATCATAAACATCCTCCTCCTATTGCACCACTACATTCTAGTCCGTGGTAAAAAAATCTTCTAGGTATATCCCATTCATGTGCCAAGTAAATAACAACAAAAGTTAAAACGATTGCACCAAATATGCTCATTACATGATTAATCATGTTCACCACCAGGATCATTTTTAGGTAGTGGTACTTTGTATGCTCTACCTTGTTTATCTCTATAATATACATGACCTCTTTGTCTATCTGGTGAGTGATAACCACTTTTAAATTTATACACACTTTCAGATATTTTAAATGTTGCAACTGTTACTACGATTGCAGCAATTAAAACAAAGTGTGCTACAACTGTTACACCAAAAATAAACCATGATGTAAAATATAAACTAAATGCGATACACCATAACCATGCTAGTATTTGTAAGATCATATGTCTTACTTGTAGGTCAGGTATATATTTTAGTGGATTGTACCACTGGTTCATTACACCATCCCAACTATCTAATACAAATTGTCTTATCATAATCCCTCTATCTCATATTTTTTAATAACGTTTTTTGTAGGTATAACAGTAGTATTACCACCATCTGCTAAATTGCCTTTTTCATCATAGTTATAATCAGACATAAGAATATGTACCTTCTTATCTTTTTTAACTAACCAACCTGTCGAAACACAGATCGCAGGTTTTGATTCTTGTATATCTTTTAAATCACGCCAACCACTATCACTTTGTATATCTTCCCAATATACCAAATAAAATTTATAATGAAATGGTATAGGTGGTTCGTCTTTTTTAAAAGTTCTACTTTTTGTCATTTATTTTATCCCCTATTGCATATATCATTAATGATATGAAAAGTAATATTACAATGATAATTCCTAATAATATATTCGTAATCATTTAATATCCTATTGGTGTTTGCATTTGTTCTACGCCCTCTTTAAACCATTGAGGTGTATCTCGTTTTGACCACTTGGCAAAATATGCTTTTGCAACTATGTAGTAATTTTTATATGATTGTAAGGAATCACCTGGCACAATACAATCTGGATAATGTTTCATTGCAGGTGGTGGATCTTTCCAATCAATGACTGGTATGTTATTAGGTGCTTCTTCTAACAATTGATTTAATAATAAATTTGTAGAGTGAACCTTACCATATCTGTGAGTGTATTCATGACCTAGTTTTTTAAATAATCTATATAACCATTGATAGTGTAATCTGTTTTCTCTAACCCATACTGCTGATGGGTGATTATAATGACATGCTTTATAAATTACTTTTTCTTTGTTTGGGTTTTCTAGTCTATATCTTTTTATCTTTCTACCGTTCTTTGAATAATCTGTGTATTCAATACCATCAAGCATTCTATGGGCTGTGGATAATAATTGAGCATATTCGACAATCATTTTTACTACATGTTTATCAACATGCTGTTTTGCCGCTTGTTCTGGATCTCTATGTAGAAAAAATATATTCATTAATTACACTCCTTATTTTTATAATTATCTGGTTGTATTGAACATTTATATTCTTTATCTGCCTGTCTTCTCATTTCTGCTGAAATACTATCAAGTATTGCAGGCATACTTTTAAATAATTCATGTGTTATATTAATTGTTAATTGATGTATAAGTCTAGCAGTTTCATCTTTAACAACTTCACCTGTATCATGAGCTTTTACACCATAAGTAAAAAACAAAGCCCAACATAATAAACATGCGAATACTAATTTTTTCATATTAACCATCATACCTTTCCATTTGTTTCATTAACTCTCTTAATTTATTTTCCCAAATATATTTCATATCTTCAGGACATGTAGGTAAAAAGTTTTTGATTGCATAAACTCTTTTCCAAAATAAATGAATATCATCTTTAAAGGTCATAAACACCTTCTATGTTGTATTTGATTAATTGTTTTATTAATTTTGTGTACGTTGGTTTAGAAGCATATAACGTTAAGTGATCTGCCATTTCATAAACACTACCACCATTGTCTCTAACTTCCCTTAATTCTTCATATGCCCATACTTCATTAATAATTCTTACATAGTCTCTTACACTATCACATTTGGTTTCATACACTTTTACACCCCAACCAATCCATTTGTTTTGATTCCATGTAATTGGTAGTAACCATTCATCATCTTTATTGAAAGTACGAATACCAAATAGATTATTACCTTCGTTAGCAAATCTACTTACACCCCAGCCAGTCTCTAGAGCTGCTTGTGCAATAATTAAAGTTTTAGGTATTTGTTTTTCTATTGGCACATCTTGATAGATGTGGTCGATACATTGTGATAAAGACATTACAAATTCATCTTTACCATTTGTTGTATCTACAACTGGTATAATATAACTAGCAGGTTCAATTTTTACGATTGGTGCAGGAGTGGTATCATGTTTACCATCATAGAAATCTGAACAACCATCATCCGTGCAATTATTCATTTGCTCATTGGCGATTGCAAAAGCAATTAACCCAGCAATGATAAAGGTAATTGAAAATAATCTCATCATAGACCCCTATTATTTATTTGAATAGAGGAAGTCTTCAATTTCAGACCATGCCTCGTCTTCGTTATCATGCCAAGAGAAACCACAAAAAGACCAATCTACTTGTAGTGTCTTAGCGTATTCTAAAACTGTTGAAACAGTTTCACCAGACTTAACTTTAGCGATAAGTTCGTCTAGTGCTTTTTCGGCTTCATCCCAAGCCCATTGTTTAGTTTTACTCATAATATAACCTTTCTTTGTTCATTTATAGTAATACTATACATGGTTTTAGGGTAATTGTCAAGGGTTATTTGAATAAAAAAACCCCTATATTTCAAGGGGTTATTAGAAAAAATAAAGGGGTGCGACATTCTGACGCAGGGGTTTTATGCGTTTTTTCGCATAAAATCGTCATTCCAACCAAATGCCTCTTTGATTAGATTTGCTGTTAATCCTTTATAGTGTTTATTTAATTCGCCATCTTTTGCCCATATCAATAGTTTTGCTTCTTCGTCACACAAACTTTCAAGCATTTGAATGAACATATTATCTCTTTTCATTTGTGATAATTGTGGATTACCACCTTTTAAAAAATGAAACATTCTTTTAACTTCTTGTTTTAACCAAGTGTGCTCTGTGCCTACTGGTGCTTCATTTGGTTTATATGGGGGTGTGCCTTCTGGTAATAACCATTCAAGTTTACTATCAAATGCACCTTTTAAAAACATTCTTAATTCATTAGTATCATATTTCTTTAATACTTCTAATTTTTTAGGTTTATCTTTTGCATTGTTAACCTTTGTAAGTATCTCATGAAATGATAAATTATATGTTGCGTCATTTACTGCCATTTTAAAACTCCTCTATTTTTCCTATCAATTCTCGCAAGTCATTTTTAATCATATAAGGTAATAATTTACTGCGACTTGATACAGTTACCTTTTCATACTCTTTATATATATCACTTTCAATATCGTCTGGTATATAATCAAAATCTATTAGTCTTTGATTTCTTTGATAATTACGATAATGATATTCATTACAAAAGTCTTGTGGATCATTACCACGCATTAAACTATCAATCCATCCAGATAGTTTTTTCTTTGATACTGGTTTTTGTTTTATCTTATTAACAAACGTATCGTCAGGTGATAAAAAATTTGGTATACCATCAGAGGTGTCACCTCTTAATATATGTTCGTAAATATATTCTTGTGGACTATCTGTTTCTACAAACTTTTTTTGCGTTGGTGAATATTGAAACACATTTGGATATTTTTGTAATTGTTGAAAATCTTTATCACCAGATATGATTAGATATTTTTCGTTAAACCATTTCTTACAAGTTTTTTTAATTATCGTAGCGATGATATCATCTGCTTCTACTTTATCTAACTGTACCACTTTGTACGGAAAGTTATCTCGTATTTCTTCTTTGATAGTGTGAATTAAACCAAATACACTTTCCCAATCTTTATCGTCATTATTTCTACCTTCTCTACGTTTTGCTTTATATTGTTCAAATATATCTCTACGCCAAGGGTCTGGTCCATCTACACAAATTACCACTTCACCTGGATAATCGTTTCTAAATCTATGTACATAACCTCGTATTGAATTTAAAATCATATGCCTTACCATAGGTATAGACAAAATATTTTTATCCTTACTCATGGCAAGTTGTACAGCGATGTTAGAAATTGCTACTTGGGAATAATCAATCAGTATCATTAAAATCAATTTCACTTTCAAATTCTACAACATTGTCTGGCTCAGGTTCTGGAACCTTCTCAATCTTTGTACCAGAATAATTAACAACAGAATATTTCCTACCTTTATGTTGTTCAACATACATCATTTTATCAGTAATATTATGAAAAGGGTGTTCTAAATCAAATTCACGATATATCATACCACGAAGAGCTTCTAAAAATATACCTACATCTAAAAAAGTTTTAGTACCTTTTGATGTGCCAATGTTCAGACCATCTTGTTGTAAGGCTGATATCATTTGTATGACAACATCATCTGCCAACGAATCAGCAAATTTTTTTGTTTGATGATCTGCAATGGTTTCTTTTGTTTTTGTTTTTTCAACAGGAACCTCTGCACCATCAGGAAAAGATAAAACTTTAGCCATCTGTTTTTTCGCCTTTAAAATTTAGTTTACCTTCATTGATAAAATGTTCTCGTAAGTCTGTATAACCACCTATAAGTTTATCATCTTTCATTATCTGTGGCATTGAACGTACTTGTTTACCTATCATTTCAAACATCTGGTCAATAGTGACAGTATATTCACCATCACCACCAGACATATCCGTAGATAGTTTATATTCTTCAAAAGGAATATTTAGTTTGTCCAACAATGCCTTTGATTTTACACAATAACTACAGTTAGGCTTTGTAAAGACTTTATACATTTATATTTTCTCCTCTAGACTTTCAAATGCTTCTTCACTATTGTTTGCTATACTATTTAGTTCAGATACCATTTCTTTTTCAACCAGTTCTCTTAACTTGTTGTATTCCTCAAGAGGATATTGTAATCCTATATACACTCTATATTCATCATTAGGCGTAAGAGCAATCTGTATCTTCCATCTTTCATAACCAATAACTTTTGTATTAGTGATTACGTTAATGATAGTGTCTTGTGTTTCAGTAACAACATTTCTATTACCTTCACCTTGTCCTACTTCTTGAATAAATGTTTTTGTTTCTCTATTCATTTCACCTTTAATCACATCAGCAATATCTGCTTTTGCAATCAAGGTTGCTTTTTCTGTAGCAAGTTGTAAATCAGGTGATGTTGCAACACCTACACCATAAACATAAAATTTATCTTTCTTGCCCATGAAACCTTTACCGTCTGTTTTTTCAACAAACCATTTAGGTACTTCTTCAATCTTACCTGTTTTTGTTTCTGCCTCGTTGTCTATCTTTACAGTTTTTGCACAACCAACAGTTAACAAAGTTAACATCATTATTAATAATATATTTTTCATTGGGTATTCACCTCCTTAAATTGACTTAATATATTCACAGCGCCATCCCACATGGTAAACACTACTTCAGGTCCATAGACACTTACAACAAT